ACAGCAGGCGCACTTTGGTATGACTCAACACTTACTGCACTTGATCTTTACATCAACGCAAACGGTGATTGGGAGAAGATTTTAGCGGCAGACATCATATACTCAACAACTGAGCCGACTGGCACACCAACAGCAGGCGATATTTGGGTTGAGACTGATGGTACTGAAGGTGAATATCCAAAGCTTTATCGTTATATTGGTACAACTTGGACACTATATGACAACACAGACCAAAGCACAGAACGCGGCGTCCTATTTACTGATTTAACAGCAGATGTAGGCGTTACTGCAAGCGGAACAAGTTACGATGCCAACAGCCTAGGCTTTGACAGCGCACCTGATCCAGCACTATATCCAACAGATATGCTAGCAGTAAACATGGCTCTAAGCCAAGGTACTGTTCGCGTATATACAACTGGCATTCTAGTTAACGACGGCGCAGCAACAGTTGATGCCTGGGTTAATGCAGCAGGAAACCGTGCAGACGGTAGTGGACTATTTGGTCGCCAAGCTCAGCGCAAAGTTGTTAGCGTTGCAATGCAAGCGGCAGTGTCAGGTAACGAAGATCTTCGTGACCCAGCACGTAACTTTACGTTGCTACTTGCTCCAAACTTCCCAGAGCTTACAGACGAACTTATCACACTTAACAGCGACCGCGGCGAGACAGGATTTATCATTATTGATACTCCAATGCGCCTCACAGCAACAGAAGCCACTAGCTGGGTTCTTGGTGTTGGTGCAACAGAGAACGGCGATGAAGGACTTGTTTCAAAGAACACCTACAGCGCAGTTTACTACCCACCTGGACGTTCAACAACTCCTGCAGGTAACACTGTAACCGTTCCAGCAAGTCACATGGTGCTTTACACCTACGCTTATAATGACAACATCAGCTACCCATGGTTCGCACCAGCAGGCTTGACCCGCGGTGTTGTTCAAAACGGTAGTGCAGTTGGTTACATTACAAGCGAGGAAGAGTTCAAAGCAGTATCACTAAGCCAAGGCCAACGTGATGCAGCATATATCAACAAGCTTAACCCAATTGCTAACTTCCCACTTGAAGGTGTAGTTGTGTTTGGTCAGAAGACACTGCACCCAGTGTCAAGCGCATTGGACCGCGTCAACGTAGCACGCCTAGTTGCTTACCTACGTGAACGTTTTGATGAGATTGCACGTCCACTATTGTTCGAACAGAACGACCAGTTGACACGTGATCGAGCAAAGCGACTATTTGAAGCGTTCCTAAGTGATTTGCTTACTAAGCGAGCACTGACTGACTTTGCAGTTGTTTGTGATGAATCAAACAATACACCAATCAGAATCGACCGTAACGAACTGTATATTGATGTGGCAATTGCCCCAACAAAGGCAGTAGAGTTTATTTACATTCCGATCCGTATTGTTAACACAGGTTCACTATAATTTTACGTTAATAAATACCATTAGGGGCGGATAGAAACATCCGCCCCTAATCATTTAAGGATTCATTAATGAATATTAAATTTTGGAAATACTGGACAATACTGGTATTGGTTGTGTTTGCGGTAGCGACAGGACAATATTATTTCGGTCTATTTGACTTTATACTATCATATGATCAAACTTATCTTACGTTTGTTAATATTGCTATTGGTATAATAGCGCACATTATGCTAGCAAAAATGCATTTGAAACGTAGCAACACACCAGAAGAACATCAAATGATTCGCTATATGGGCGAAACGACTGTTGCAATCGGACTGGTTGGTACATTAATAGGTTTCATGATCGTACTATGGAGCGTATTTGGTACTGGTGTTGCACTTGATCCTACTGACACTGTGATGATGACACAAGCATTGGCAAATATGGCAGCAGGCATGGCAGCAGCACTTATCACATCACTCAGTGGTATTATTACATCTACAATAATTGGTTTACAATTAGTGGTTCTTGAAGAATGACGTCAGGAACTATGCGATTAGCATTTTTGGACTTAGTGTTCAATTTGTTGCTAGGTATTACATTGATGTTTGTAATTGCCTTCCTCTTGATTAATCCACCAACAACTGACGGACAAATTGATCCGCCTGTTCGACTTATGGTAGAGATGGAGTGGAATAAAGAATCGCGTGTTGATATTGATCTTTGGGTCAGAGGAAAAGACGGCGATTGGGTTGGATTCAAACGACAGGATGGTAGATATTTTGTCTTGGAACGAGATGATAGAGGCACACAAAACGACACTATTGAAGTTAATGGTGAGCGTGTTGTGATTAAACGTAACTATGAAAATACTCGGTTTACAATTTTACCACCAGGTGAATATTTTGTCAATGTTCATTACTTTACTCCTACAGGAAATCCTGAAGAAATAGAGATCAATTTGACACAATTGAATCCATACAAGAGCATATATACTGGAAAAGTGACGTTAAATACACGACAAGAGACGACAGTGGTGTCTTTTGTTGTTGATGATAACGAAAATATTGTTGATATTAGAACTGATGTTCAAATTCCATATGTTACAATAAATTCACCACAGCTTCCGCCAGGACCAGCAGGAGAAAATCCATGGTAACAACACTAATTTTAACAGGTGTATTTACTGCAATCACAATTGCATCAATGATTTACATGTCAGCTGCACATTGGTCAATTAAATCTGCCGCCTTAATTTTGTTTTTACTGATTGGTGCGTTTTCGTTCAACGTGTTTGTTGATATGCTAGGTGCACCTATTCCTGCAAGACCACAAGGTGAACATGCATATATTTGGCATACAATAACACCAGAGCCTGCTATTGTCATCTGGACAATAAATGCAAAACGTGGGTATAGACTCTACAAATATGAGTATACACGCGAAGAAGCAGCAAAGCTGGAAGAATTGCGCAAGTCCGCAATGGAAGGTCGCCCCCAAGAGCTGGTTCACTTTGGCGATCCAACTGATGGTGACGACCTTCAGATTCTTTCAATACCTAACCGTAACTACACTAAACAATAAATGAAGCCCCAATGGGGCTTCAAGTTTACACTAGTAGTAAGTACACATCCAGATCAATAACCCTATCCATTTTCTGACTAGTTATTGCGTCCAAAATAGCACATACATAAGATCAGGTGCTAACCTGTGATAGTTCAGTGATACAGCACCCCCAAAGATCAGACCTTATTCTTAGGTTATTGCCTGAGCGCTCGAGTTATCTAGTGCTTAGAGCCATAATGGCCAATTGTTGCTTGGCACCAGCATAGGCGGACGGTTATCGCTTGCATTCATGACTGCGAACGCAAGCTGCGGGGCAAGGCCCATCATCAATGCATACGCCATCATATTAACGAAAAACATAAAGGGTGAAAAGTTCATTGTATTCTCCATTTGCTTATACCATCACTATAAAGCAATGCCTTCCGGCTGTCAAGGAAAAAAGTGCCATTTGGATAAATACTTACAGCAGAGCGCATACTAAGGAGATAGACGAATGGCAGTTCTAGATAAGCTAAGTGTTCCAACAACCACGGAACAACAGGGTACATTGATGCCTAAACTACAATATCGTTTCCGCGTAAACTTTCTCAGAATGGGCGCAGGAGACACATCAATTGCAACGCAAAACGTTGTCAGCGTCACACGTCCTAATATGACTCATGATGAAGTGCTCGTGGATACATACAACTCACGCATTTACCTAGCTGGTAAGCATACGTGGGAGCCAATTACAATTGAACTACGTGATGATATTACATCAGCAACTAGCACATTGTTTGACCAGCAAGTTGCACGTCAAATTGATATGGCTAACCAAAGTTCAGTACAAGCTGGTACAAGCTACAAGTTTGAAACAGTTATTCAGAACTTGAACGGTGGTAACCCAGACCCAGTAGTCCTAGACGAATGGGAATTGAGTGGTTGCTACATCTCAAACTTGACATACAATGAAACAAACTACGCAAGCGGCGGTGAATACCAAACTATTAGTGTAACACTTCGTTATGACAATGCACGTCATGGTGTTGTTGACATTGGTGTTGACGATACTCTAAGTAATCCGATCTTTAACGGT